TTCTTCTAAAGCAAGAATGTCTCTATCTGTTTGTGTTCTGATTGGTGCTTGCTCACCTGTAACAACTGCTCCTTGTGTAAAGAAGAATGTTGAATACTCAGTAGAAGAACCAGATCCAGTTGTAGGAACATCATCAGACACAATTACGTTAAGACCCATAAAGGTATTAACAGCAGTTGGGCCATCAAATGCTCTTGCTGTGCTACCAGAAGCAGCGTTTGCATCAGGCGCTCCAGTGTTGTCATAAATGCGGTCTATAGCATTTCTCTCAACTAGGTCATAGAAAACCTTAGAGTGCATTGCAATAGCTGTTAACTTACCACCCTGATCGCCTAATAAAGCTTGTGCTTTAGCAACGTGTCTTGGGCTTAAAGTTGTTGGAGTATCGCCTGACTCTGAATCTATTGTTAAACCAAACAAAGCAGAGTTGCTATCGTTTGCGTTGATAGAGCCAAATGCACCAGTTAAGCAAGAATATAGATCCTTTTGCTTTTGGTTGTTTACATAAGCAGCCATTTTCTGAGCAATAGCAGCCATTGGATCAACACCGCCACCAACTGCAAGAGCAGCTAAGTCTCTTGAACTGAAAGCACGACCTCTATGAAGAACAGCAGCAATTTGGTTATCTGCTGTGATCTTTGCTGGAGTCAATGATGTTGAGTCTGTTAAAACTTCAAAATCGCCTGTTAAATTAGCTTTGTAAAAAGGTATCTTTACAAAATCTCCGCCTCTTTCTGCGGATAGATTTAATTCTGCCAAAGGTTGCACTACACCACTTTGTAAGAAGCTATCAGTTTGAGTTGTTGCTTCAATTAAGTAGGGTGTAAACACCTCAGGAATAATTAAATCCGATCTTAATGTCGCCATTAGAATTTAATTAATATGTTTACCTTCGGGTGCAAACCCTAGCCAGTGCAAACCAGATAAACCTATATTAACCGCTTACAGCGTTTTTGAGCATATTATATTTATTTATATCTGTTCTAAACAACCTACTTTGCTCTGTAAGGTTAAAAGATTCCTTTGCAAAGGGGTTCTTTTCACCAGCAGTGACAAATTCTGTCTGTACTTTTGTTGTAGTAGCTCCACCGCCTTGTGGTCTTGGGTTCTTCTGTACCCATTGAGGCATTTTAGACATCGCCCACTCTTTGACAGGAGTTCTGGTATAACCATCAACCACAACAACTGTGCCATCTGCTTCCCTAGAAAGCTGATCCTTGCTTATACGAGATAAAACATATTGAGGGTCATGTACAACATCAGCAAGTGCTGTTACTGCTGGAGTTTCAACCTCAAGTTGTCTTTGCCTAGCTTCTAATTCTTGTATCCTTCTGTTTTTTGATTCTTCTGCGTCACGATACTGCTGTGCCTGTTTTTGTATGGCCTCTTCATATTTGCCCTTTGCTTCAAGCTCTTCCTGTTCCTTCTTTTGCTTAAAAGCAATTAAAGCATTTACATCAACATCTGGGGGAACAGCTTTTGCAGTTTCTTGAGCTTTTACATATTGATCCATTAATTTCTTATTATTTGCCTCAAGCTTTCTAACACTTTCCCTTAAGGCTTCAACTTCTGCTGTATCCACAGGTGGATTTGGCTTGATTGGTTCGTCTGACATAAAGATCGTAATATTTATTTATAATATTACCTTAAAATTACCATTTAACCTTATGTGACCAATATAAGGCCGACATAATTGTTGGATTTGGGTTTTGAGCATTATGTCTTGCATAATAATTTTCTCTTCTCTTCTTATCTAATTTTGTTCTTGGTTTCTTGCCAGCCCCTTTAACTCCCTGCTGTCCAAATCTAATTAATTTAACCTTTTCACCATCAGATGCCAGAACAACATGAGAACTTCTTGGGTGATTAGGTGTAGGTTTGGCTTTGTTTACTTTTGTTAAGCCATATTTTTTTAACTTACGTTGTATCTTTTCTTTCTCAGTCACCTTTTACCTTTTTAGATTTCTTTTTAGCTGCTTTAGGCTTTACTTCACAGTTTTCAGTTTTTGGCGTTGAATCACCAGACCCTTGTACTTTAAAAATATATCCCATTACTTTTTGCCTCCTTTTTTAATTTTTTTTGTTTTTTTAGACTTACCATACATGATAAGAAAAGTAA